TGAGCCGACAAGCCCCCGGCACCGCCGGTCGGCATCTGGGGAATTAGGAAGTCCGTGCTATCGCCCGGGTCCTCCTGTTCTCCGCAGAATTTCTGCCAATTGTCCCAGACCAGACGGATCGGGACGGAGAAGAAGTGAAAGTCCATGTACATGTTATCCATGATCGGATGTAACGGTGTTGCTAGTCGAGCGAACGTCGACATTTTGAGGTTAAACGTATCGCCTGGAAGTGCCTCATCCACGAAAATCGGAATGAGTAGTCCAGAGTCGAACGTTGTTTTAAGTCCGCAAGAGCGGTCAAAAGATGACCGCTCTATTTCCGCGGTCGGAACTTTGGCGAATGAGTGTTGGCCGGCTGTAGTGCCTTTACGAGTTCCCACGTTTAACCTCAAGTTGTATTTCGTGCAGTAGCACGATTATTTGTTGAAGTAGGTCAATGATTACCTGACCGACTTTCACAGGGTACGTCGCTTCATAGCGACGTCCGGAGGGTATAGGTATTTGAGGCATTATTCTTTGCCTTTAATGAATGTTAGAGCGCAGCCTAGATTTACATGAGCCGGCAGCGCATTGAATTCGGCGTTCGACTGGTCGAAATCGCCCAGGTGAAAGAGAGTGTAGTCCGCCGCGAATTTGAAGAACTCATGTTCTTCTGTGTTTACGGCTTGTTCGAACGAACGAACCGCCGTGCCGAGCGTTTGAGAGTACCAAGGTTGGATATATGCTTCGGCTTTTGAGTCGTAGACTGAGAAGACTTGTATTTTCACGGAAAGTATCTCCTTTATGTACTTGTTAGGTTCAGTAGGTCCTTCAGGAAGTTAATTATGATCTCGCATAGCTTTTTCATTAGTCGAAGTCCCGATTGAATTGTTTTGAGCGGAGTTCTTGGATTGTTTCACGTGTTTTTAGTCTTACCCAGGTATTATTTGAACGGTATCTCCGACCGGCCTCCACTCGCCGCTCTTTCACGAGGGCGAGGGAGGACGGATCGGATAGTTCATATTGAGAGTCGTAGTAGCGCGGAGGTCGTGCCGGTTTGCCGTTCACGATTACCTCGTCTGATGGATAGACATCGGTTGAGTATTTGTCGAACCAGGTTTTTCCGATGCCCGGACGTCGGGACATCGTTGTGTATTCGGGCTTGATCTGATGGACCTCGCCCGTTTTAGTATCGACGGTTTGGTAGTGCTCTGCGGCTTGTTTGCCGTTGATTTTTTTCATGCAGTAGCGAGCGACGTAAGCGGCAGATTCGTAGGTCAATTCTCCGATCACAGATAGACCATGGCCCCAGGTCTGGGTGAGGAGCTCGGAGGTGTAGAGTTGATTGCCGCGTCGCGTGGAGTATGGCTTCCGATCTTCCAGGAAGTCGTAGCCAAAGAGCAGAGCGTGATAGTGAGGGCGACCGTATTCGTCGCCGTATTCCCCACAGTGATAGAACCGGAATTTTCCGATTCTGTGCCGGAGGCGTTTGGCGAAGTTTTGCCAGTGTTTCACACTGAGCCCGCCATTGGTGGGGAGATGTTCTTCATCATACGTCAGGGTGATGAAGGAGTTGGCCTGATGCTGCGATGCTTCGTGCATGCAGCGTACAGCCCATTGTCTCGAGCGTTCGAGACGGCAGCCCGAACATTGGCCGCAGGCAATCGTTACGGGTTTGTCGTAGTAACCCTCCTTCTGATTGAAGGTGATCTTGCCTGCGGCCGTACGGTATCCTGTGAGAGGCACGTAGCATGCCACTCAGAGGCGTATCCCGCCGCGCATCGGGCTCTTTGTCGTGTTCCTGCGGTTGACCCGCAGGGCGCCCTTTCTGAAGTTTTTGCGGCTGGATCTTCGGCTCATTTTTCTTCGCCTCATTTGGAGTTACTCCGTTATATTTTTAGAGTGACCGGGGAGGTCCGGTCACTCTGTACAGTTAGCATCAAGGGAGCTAACTGGTTGGGGGTTATTCCCCTCCCTCTACCGGGGAGGGGTTTTCCGGACTCCGACGCGCTTCCGCGTCGATTTCCGGTGCGTCCCCCTCGGGGACGGAAGCTTGGGCAAGACCCAGCTTGATAGCCTCCTCTTGATTAGAGGAGTCTGAGAGGAACGCGATCAGATTCGCAGGCTCATTCGCAAAGCGATCGCGTAGGAAGGCAGGCAACGAGGCAAAAGCCTCGTTTGCGTCTAGCACGCTATTGCATGCCTCCATGTAGTCGTTGGGATTTGAGAAGTCGCCGTATTTCGGGCGCATTCTGCCGACCGAAGCAGCTGGTATTTCTCCCGTGCGCTTCCATTTGTCCATGATGAAGTTGATGTCACATTCATCACGGAAGGATTGTTTGGTCAGAGATTCGCCGCAGTCGATAGTCACTCGCTTGCGCTCGGGCATTATTTCGCCTTTCGGTCGATAGACCATTGTCGGAATCGATTGATATTCCCGTAGAGAGAATTTGCGGCAGGGTATTTTTCAGATTCTATTTTGAGATGTTTAACCAGGCCGATGCCTGATTTTGCCGATGACACGGCACCCTCAGCTGCGTTGAGCATGATGGTATTTTTCAGCGCGTTCAGCTTCTGAGAAGGCAGTTTTGTCACGCGATCTTGTTCGATTGTTTTTGCAGTTTGAGCCGAGGTGGCCTCTTGCTGGGCCACCAAGTCGGCTTGTTTTTTCGCCATGTAAGACGCGACCACGGAAGACGTTGGATCTTGAACGATTGGCGTAGACCCGGCGGGACTTGACGCCCCGCCTTGTTTATACGCGAGGATTGGATTGAGCCCGGCGAGACGCATGTCCTTCATCCCCCGCTGATAAGCGGTATTGGACATCCTTTCTTGCCAGGCTCGGTTTTCTTTTGCGATTTTGTACGTAAGCCCAGAGGCTAGCGCGGACCCGATGAGTCCGAAGATCGCGATATGCGTGACGACCAGCTGCTCCACGAGCATTAGAAGTGGTCGATCATGCCCGGAACCGAGTACGTAGGCATCGGTCGAGCGCATTTGTACTGGAAGAAGGCGTCGAACAGGAATTCCGGTTCCGACGGCACCGCGATGATGCGGGCAATTGGAGGATTTTCTTCGATGAAGGTTGAATTGAGTGCGGGCAAAGTCGAGAACTCCTGAGCCAGGTGCCAGGTGTCGAGTGGTACTGTCGCCGTAGAGCGCATTTGCCCAGTGATTTTGGAAGGCTTGTAGCGGTATTCCGCGAAGCGTTCCTGATAGCCGAACACGAGATCATCATTCGCATCCGCTTGAGCGTAGATCTCTTTATTGAGTACGGCTTGTTCGCCCAAGTGAGCGAGTGCAGGCCAGAAGAAGTCCCAGCGCGTTCGGCGCGAGAACATTCTATCGAGGCCTTGTTGATAGTTGAGGTCGGCTCGCACCGAGGCGAGACCGATAATTAGTGAGTGCTCGACAAAGGATTTATTGAAACCGATCCCACTCGAGGTTGACGTGCCATAGGCCGCCAAATTCCCTTGTGGGGTCGGTTGAGTATCGCTTGCCGAGCTCTGTGCCACTGCGTTGATATTGATGTTAGTAGTTCCACCGCCCAGATATTCCGGACGTTGGAGACGTTGATCGGGAGAAGTTACCCCGAAGTGCGATTGAAGGATCTCGGTGTAACGAGTACCGCCCCGAGCATCGTGCTCGTAGAGGCGTTGGATTTGAAATGCCTGGCGGATTGAGTTGATGGTTGCGGCGGTTGCAGACGAAAGGTCTGCCACGCCGAGTTCTAGTGTCGTCTGATCGACTATGAGAGAAGGGTCCACCCAGTCGAGAGGCCCGGAGTCCGCTCCGGGTGTATTTCGGCCCTTCACGAAATGTGAAGAGTCCGTCATCAGTCCTTCCGTATTCGAATTGATGTCGAAGGTTGGCGCGCCATCGGCGAGCACTTCGACTTGAGTAGCGAAGAGAAGCGGAGCCGTGGTGCCCAGCGGAAGCTCCACAGAAGGCCCTTTCTGAGGCCAGGGGAGGCAGGATGTGAAATAGTCGTGGCGCTTCCCGCGCCGTTTCAGAGAGTAGACGGAAGTTCCGTCAGGACCGTCATCCTTTAGGACAACCGCGCTGTCTTGCAGATTTTGATCTCGGAACCATTCGTTCCAGATCAGGTGGTACGCGCGATGCCATAGGGCAGAGTGATCGAGATCTTGTATGAGAGTAGGAATCCCCAGATAGTCGGACAA